CTTGAGCACTGCCTTGGCGCCCTTGAACAGGGCGAAGGTGATCGAGAAAGGGTCGGTGCCTTTCGGCTCGCGGTAGATCTGGAGCAGGTCAGACGGCTTGAATTTCACCTTGTGCCACAGGTGCTGCTCGATCACCTCACCGTTTAGGACAACGCTGATCGGCGGGCTTTCCCGGCGCTCATACGACGGAGCCAAGGCCTTCAGCCATTCCTCGATCGACATGCGGCGGTCGGTCTTCCAGGTGCCGAGCGGCGCCGTATCACTCAGCTTGTTCGGGTAGAACTCGATCACGGTAATAGACCACCTTGGGATGAGCGGCTTCGAACTCGCCGGTTGTCCGGAGGCAGGCGCCCCCGGGGTTTGTGTCCAGCACCTTCAGTCGGCCTTCGCTTTCCACGACCACGCCTACGTGCAGGCACAGCGCACCGCGGAACACTGCTGCAATGGCGCCGGGCTCTGGCTGGGATTCCTCCATGCCATGGCGCAGATCGTGATAGGCCTCGGTGTTGGCCCTGAGCTTGTTCTTGCCCACGGCGCCGAGGCTGGGCAGCAGCGGCAGGCCGAACACCTGATGGCGCACCGCGATGCACAGCCCCCAGCAGTCGAAGGCAATAGGTCCCCGTGCACCCTCGCGATACGGGGCGCGCATGAATTTCTCGATCATGGTCAGATGTACTTCAGGCCAGGTGCCAGAGAGGTGGTCAGGACGGTGCGCAGACCGTTGGTGTTGAGGAGGTCGAAAAAGCCGGCGGTGAGCTTGGCCACGTCGTCCTCATATTCACGACTGAGCAGCGTCATGCGGTACCGCTCGCTCGGGAATGACAGATCCTCGGCCAGGTAACGCCGGAAGGTGATGATGAAGCGCTTGTCAGCCGCCTTGGCAGCCTCAACCACCTCCTGGACCTCGCCCGTCACGTTGTCCAGGCCAAGCACCAGGTTCTGAAACGCGCTGTTATCGTTCTTGGGCAAGGCCAGGTCCATGGCCATCGCTATGAAGGTGAGCGTGCGGCCATCCTCCGTGGTGCACACCCGGTCTTCCCATCCAGAGCAGTAGAGGTGGGAGACGGCGCCACCCTCCTCCCGCGCCTCTATGGTGTCGACCAGCTCCCCCCGCCCAGAGGCGTAACACTCTTCGATCAGGCTCATCCGAAGTACCTCGTGTACCACTTGTCCAGGCTGCCAGAGAGATTGGTGTTGAACTGGTCGAGCGGCATGCCGACCGACACGCCGATGTACTGGTCTTCAGTCTGAACAGGGCGGATCTTGAACTCCAGGTCGGCTGAGAAACGCCAGCGTTTGATCTGCGCAAGCTCGCCGCCGGTGTACATGCCCTTGAAGTGCACCTGATGCACCTGCAGACCCAGAGGGGTCTGTAGCGGCATCTCAAACCAGTCAAAGCCCAGGTTAATGGCCCAGGTGTGCCAGCCCTCGAACTGTGCCGCCTCTTCCGCACTGAAGTTGAAGGTGAACCGTGCGGATGTCGGCGGCTTCCTTGTCCTGATCCGGTACCTCGTCCGCCCGGTAACCATTGGCGTCGCCCGCATCGGATCAACCGTGCTCAGGCCATACCCCTCCTGCAGAGGAAGTGGCAATTCTGCCGGGTATTGAATCATTGCCATTCCTCAGCTGAGGTTCGTTTTAGGTGATCGGGCTGAGGCCCAGCGCTTCCTCGATGCGGGCGAGCCGCCTTTGCAGCAGAAGCTCTTTCTCGTCGGGCTGAGCGGGCTCAGGGTCGGGCACAGTTGCGCCCGGCCCGTCGTCGGCCTCTTCGGTTTCGGTAGTCATGGGCTTTCCTTACGTGGGATTGCGCGACAGGCCGTAGGCCGCTTCGATGGCCTGGGCCCGCTCACCACCGCCCCAGATGTCAGCGACGAAGGCGTCGATCTCAAGCTGGCCGTTTTCAGCGGTGCGCTGGTCGACTGTGCCGGCTCGGGAGCGATCTTCGATCAGGTTTACGGTGACGCTTGTCTGAGTCGTGACAGGCGCCTGGGTGCCGCCGGAGGCCTTGGTTGAGAGCATGGAACCGCCACTACCAGCTACCGAAACCCGCTCTCCAGCGTTGATTGCCTCAAGGAGAGCCCGATTGCGCTTCGTGCCTTCAGCGTTAACCACAAATTCCTGTCCGTGCACCACCCCGGCGACCTGCTTGCGCCCGCCACCACCGGTGTAGCCGCCAGACTCGAAGCCCTTGATGAGCGCGAACGCCGCCAGAAGCGCTGTGCCGCCAACCACTGCGGCCGCACCAAAGGACCCGATGGAGGCAACCAGAGCTGCTGGCAGCCATGCCGCTAAGGTGGTGCCAGCTGCAGCCGTTTGTGCGGCAGTGGTGGTAGCGGTTGAGGCAAGGCTTGAAGCGGTAGCTACGCCATCGGCAGCGACCTTTGCAGTGGCCACGGCGGCCGCACCAGATGTCTCTGCCGCCGTCACAGCGCCAACCTGGGCGATCTGCTGGGCTGCTACCGCCGCCGACGTCTGCCCAAAAACCACCTGCATTGCCTGGTTCACGGCCCACTGAGCCGCCATCTGGCCGAGCGAGTTGATGACGCTGCCGAACAAGCTGCGTGTGATATTCGAGACAGATTCGCCGAAGGTCTGGCCGTCCAGGGCCATGCTCTCGAAAGCACTGCCGACACTTGACTGGATGCTGCCGAACGCTCCGCTGAACAAGGCCTGCGTCTGCCCGGCCACGTTTGCTGCGCTCACCTGGAAGTTGGCCAAAGCCGCATTCCACCCATTGAGCGGGCTGGAGATCGCTGCATCGTACTGGGCGAAGCCCGTTTGCAGTGCAGCCAGGCGCTTGGGCAGGTATTCCTGCTCAAGGTCGATCTGCGCCTGCAGGTCCTGCCGCTGCTTCTCCGTCGTGGCATTGGCCAGTTCGGTGCGCAGTTGCAGAATGCGGTCGTTGGTCTGCTGCTCCAACTGCACGCGCTGCTGCATGCGCTGCGTCTGCTGATCGCCCATGCCGACGCCGGCTGCCGCGATGCTGTACTCACTGCGCTGCCCGGCCAGCTGCCGCTCAAGTTGCGCCCGGTACTGCTCGGCCTGAGTGAGGCCTTGGGCACCCTTGATGGCGGCGGCATAGTTCAGCGAGGCCTGGGCCAGCGCTTTTCCGTACTCTTCCTGGCTGATCTTGCCCTTGCTCAGGGCCAGGTCCAGTTGCTCCTGTTCCTTGGTCAGTGCACGGGCAGCCTGGGCGGCCGGGTCGTACTGGCTGTACAGGCGAGAGAAGGTGTTCTGAGCTTCAGCGACACCTCGATTATCCTCGCGCGGCGTCTTCGGCTTCGCCTTGTCCGCGTACTTGCTTTCGATCGCAACGATCCGCTTAGCGATCTCCTCCTCGCTTCGCCCTGCTTTCAGCCCAAGCTCTCGGGCTTCGGCGATCTCGCTGCGCTTTCTCGACTCTTTGTCGAGGTACTCAAGCTGTGAGCTTGCCCAGCGCGCAGCGGCAGCAATTCTTCCCTGGTTGGCATCCGTTTCGGCCGACTCTGCCTGGGCGGCAGCCGCTGCAGCCTCTCGGCGCTCCGTAAGTGTCTTGATCTGAGTGCGAAGAGCCTGGTTTGTGTTGTCCCCGAAGCTGAACAAGTTGGAAAGCGCGCCTGTGAAACCGCCCTGCTTCCTTGTATCAAGAATCCTTTGCGCTATCTCTATCTGCTTGTTGTCATCGGGGAACAGCTCGGCTTTTATCTTGCTGTAGGCATTGCTGATCGCAGTGCCTACATCATCCCAGTCGCGCTCAAGCTCGGACAAGGAATCTCGGTAACGCTGAAGCCTTTTTTGGGCATTGGCATTAAGACTCTCGCTGAGGGCATCCAGAGCCTCCTGCTTCCTTCCCTGGCTCTCTAGGCCAGCAATAACCTCATATTGCGCAGAGGTTATGAGCCCGTACTGCTCACTGATTTTTTGCGCTGCCTTGGTGGCGCTATCTCCAAGCCCGCCAAATGACTTCGCCACATCCGTGGCGCTCTGCCCAGTGAACTGCGCAATCGAAGCAGATGCCTGCGCAAGATTCCGGAATTGGATCTCGCTGACCCTCCCGCTTGCGCCAAGGGCTATTACTGCGTTTTTGGCTTCGGACAGGTCTCCAGTGATATCGGCAACCGACATGGCAATCACGGCCATGCTTTCTACCGTCTGACCGGAGTCAGCAGAACCAGAAAACAAGGCCTTATTGAACGCTGAGATCTGCTTTTCTACGTCATAGAAGACCAGGCCTAGCGTTGCTGCAGCCGCAGCTGCGACGGTAAATGGGTTGACCAGGCCAAGAATGTATCCGCCCATCGCTCTGGCAGCCGGGGCGATTCCGCCAAACATATCTTTGAGCTGCCCACCCTGTTGAAGGAACACGGTGAGTGGAGCCTGCCCTCCCTGAAGGCTCACTGCGATGTCAGTGAACTGCGCAGGAATTCCCCTGAGGGCAGCGTTGTAGGCTTTCGCCGACATCCCGGCCTTGTTCATGCCGTCCGAGGTTTCGCCCAGCGCGTCCCGCATGGTGTTGATACGCTGCGTGTACTCGACGAATGTGTCGCTCTCAACGATCCCGGCCTTTTTGAACTTGGCCAGTCGCTCCTGCATGTCGTCCAGCCGACCCAGGGCTGCAGTGGTGGGGTTGATCTGACCCAACAGCTGGGTGAGAGCCTTGCGCTGATCCTCCAGGCTGCCTGAGACGTCATCCGCCGATGCCGCTGCAGCATCCCCGGCCCGCGTCATCCCCTCAAGCGACCCTGTAAGGTCATCTGCGTTGCGCTTGGCCCCGCGTGAGTCGATCGTTACCGCGAGGCGGGATTCCTGCGCCATATCTTTCTCCAGGCGTAAAAAAACCCGCTCAAGGCGGGTTGTTGTTTGTCTTTCCGGAGGTCAGCTTCCGAGTAGCTTTGACTTTTCTCGGTTGAATTCAGCCTCGCTGATGTTCCCCTTTTCCTTGAGGGCAGCTAGCCTCTCCAGGTCGCCATAGCGATTGCTGGGTTTCGATTCAGTCGCAGGATGGGTCGGCACTTCAGTTTTGATTGCCGAAGCAGACCAGATAAGGGCTACCAGCCAGCCAACGAAAGTCCATCCAAGGAAAATATTCAACAAGGCAATGGGCGTGCCGTTCGGGTGTTTCCGCTTAGCCGCTACGAAGGTTGGCGCAAAATAAAGAATGAAGGCGGTGACTGCCATCAAGAAAGCGAGAAAATCCGACATGTTCGATCTCCCTGAAAGATGATCAGAATTTAACACATGTCAGCCGCCTGGATGTCACCGCCTCTTTGTCCCGCCCTTGCCTTCGGATTCCGCCCGGACCTTCTCCTGCTGCTCGTCCCAGCTCTTACGGAACTGATCATCCAGCGCGAAGACGGCGGCGTCGAGCTCTTCGCGGCATATCGCCGTGGGGTAACGGTCAAGGTATTCAGTAATGGCTGACGGAGGGATAGGTGCGGGCGCACCAAGCATGCCAACGTACTGCCTGGATCGACTGATGTAGGCGTAGGCCTCCAGGATCTCTGCGGTTACCCCGTCAATCTCTGGCGGCTCCTGAACCTTCACGCCAAGGCGCTCATGCTTCCAGCGCTTCTTCTCGTTCTCGGGCCCGGCCCACTCCCTGCCCCACAGGTATGCCGCGACTACTTTTCCACCGTGGCTGCGGCCTTCTCCTCGACGCGGCGTGCGATGTCGGTGCCGGTGCGCAGGGCGAGGAAGTAGACACTGTTCATCTGCTTGATCAGCTGGATGCACAGCTCGGGAGTGTATGGGGCAGGCTCGCCTGGGCGCTCTTCTACGTCAACGCCCTTCCAGTCCTTGATCAGGTGCTTGGCAGCCAACTCGATGAACAGGTCGTCATCGGTCTCCAGCTCTACGTCAGGGATGTCGGCCAGGCTGAATTCGGAGGTGCCGACGCGAGCCTGCTGGTTGATCAGTGCAAGGTGGCGATTGATCAAGGCTTGGTGCGACTTGTAGATCGGGCTGGCGATGGATCCGACCAGTATTTCGGCGCCCGGAGCGAACTCAACCCAGCGCTGACCATTGAGGTCAAGCTCAGGCTTCTTTGCAATGGTGATGCCCATGGTATTCCTCTGCGGTAAAAGGCCCGACGCACACCGCAGGGCGCGCCGGGCAAAGGGTTAAGCGGTGACGGTGACTGCGCAGGTGTCGGTCTTGGTGCCGTCTGCAGCGCTGGTTGCCGTAATAGTGGCCGTGCCGACGGTCAGGCCTTTGACCAGGCCGGTCTCGCTCACGCTGGCGATCGCCGGGGCGGAACTGGTCCAGGTGACCTGCTGGCTGGCACCGGCCGGGGTGACCACGACCTCGAGGTCGCCCGTAGCGCCAACTGCCAAGCTCAGGGTGGCCGGAGTGACATCCACCGCCGCCACAACGATCGGCGCGGGCAGGCGGGTGATGGTCGGAGCCACGCGGCGGGCGGTGTAGTTCAGTTCCACCTGGATGATGTCGGTCGATCCGCCATCAGGCCAGTCTGCGGTGACTTCCATCTCAGGTATCAGGAACTTGTAGCCGCCGTCGGCGTTGCCGATGGTGAATTCCAAGCTGATGGCGTCGTTACCCTTCTGGGCCTTCCACAGCTCGTAGGCCATCTTCGACCAGCTGATGGTGATCGATCCGGACGGGGTGAAGGTGGTGGCAATGATGTTGCCCGGGTACGGGTTGCCGTTGCCGATACAGCGCTGGGTCTGGACCGCGTTGTCGAACTGCAGGTTGAAGCTGTCGACGCAGGCGTTGTCTTCTCCCACCTGGACGCCGTTGATCTTCAGGCCGCTGATGTCCTTGAAGCTGAATCGGCGCTGGCTGGCTTCAGACTGGGCGTTGACGATGAACGACGTGTTGTCGCCCTTGTCATCCCAGGCGCGCGCGGCCATGGTCGTGGTGACCGTAACCTCGTTGTCGCCCGGGAAGTCGAAGTTCATGGTGGCGACTTGCACGCCGCGGGCAATGGCCGACACACCGATGTCGGTCGCGTACGAGGCGATCGAGAACGTGATGCGGTCGTCGCCCATGGTCAGGACGTTGGCCGCCCAGGCCTTGCCGAAGCAGGAGGCCATGAACTCATCCAGTGCGCCGTAGCGCCACTTCGTCTCGATGTCGCCGCCCACGTCCACGGTAGTCTGGGCAGTGCCCTGCGACATGCGGGTGAAGCCGATCTCGTTGTTCTCTTCCGAGTTGAAGGTCGGCATCAGGCCGTTGCTGATTCGCGTCAGCACGTTCCAGTTGCCTGCCGGCGTTACGCCGGGTGTTGCTTCTTTGATCCAGGCCAGCTGGACCTTAGCGCCCGAACTCATCGGTGCCTCCTTAGATCGTAGTGATCCGGGGAGGCGTGGCGACCAGAGGGGCCTTTCGGCGTGTCTGGTCAGCGTGCCCGGTGGTTCAGGTTGTTCAGATGTTCAGTTCTATCTCGACCGATGCCAAGAACTGGTGGCTTGCCCCAATCAAGGGCTTGTGGTCCAGGTAGTTGAGATTTACGTACTCGACGTCAAGACCGGTCTTTTCGCTGAAAGACTTGATCGCGCCAAGTATCTGCTCGGCCAGCATGCGGCGCTCTTCGCGCACCGACTCAATGGTCATGCTCTCACTCATGGCTGCGCACCCTGATGATGGTTGGAATTGGATCGCCCAGCGCCCACACAACCTGCTCGCCATCGAGCAAGTCAGGCTCTTCGCGCGTGGCGCTACCGAAAGGCCCGCGCTCATCGTCGCGGACTAAGTAGCTGGATCGCTCGACGACCTTCCCGTCAATTCGGACTTGCATCGCCGCCCTCCTTCGCTGAAAGCCAGCGCTCCCAGGCGGCAAGCGCAGCCTTAGCCGCGCGGATCAAGCTGCGGTGCAGCTCCACGGTTGTCTTGGACATGCTTGCCTCTCAGTAGGCGCGATAGGGTATTGAAACGTTGACCTGGTACCAGCCATGGCCGTCATCGCCAATCGTCGCAGCAGATGCCGCGTAGCAGTCGAATGGCCCGGTCGGGTCGCTGTAGAACTCAAAGTGCTGCACCAGCGTGTCGGCGGCCTTGGTGATGGCCAGGGTGCCCTTGTAGCTGGGCACGAACAGCTGAACCATGATGATGCCGGTGCGGCGCACGCACGGGCCGATGCCGGTCTCTGGAGCGCTGGCCGGGCCTGGTACGTCTGCCAGTCGTGCCCATATGGACTTGCCAGCCGGGTTGAAAGGCCCTTGCGGATTGTTCGGGTAATCGACAGCGTCTGCGGGAATGCCCGCCCACTGCGTCATGCGGCCAGTGACGATGGCCCTGATCTGTTCGAAGGTCATGTCCTGTAGGCCTCGGCAACGCCGTTGAACGACACCGCGTAGATGCCGGCCGGGGCCTGCTGGGAATGGCCA